CAACGGATTTGAGTCCAACGTCCGCAAGTTTGCTGGCGCCCAGGTCTCCCTGTACCAGTCAACCGCAACCATCACACAGTTCTCAGCTGATGGCACAGCGCTCCGCACCTACAAGATGATTGGCCTCTGGCCGTCAAGCGTTGCTGCGGTTCCGATGAGCTGGGATGAAGAGAACATCTCGACATTTGATGTTACCTTCGCCTACTCATACTGGCTGGTCGATTCGTCGGTATCCGCTGATCTAGCTGGCGGCAGCTAAGCACTTTCCAATCCCAATTAAGGGGGCCTTCGGGCCCCTTTTTTACTGTAGAAGATGCAAAGCTATAAATAGAAGTAATCACATCACAGGGATTTAGTATATTGAGATTTTTTGGATGGTCCTTTGGACCGCAGAAACAGGCACAGACTTCTTTTAAGAAGCAACCTGCCACCCAACGTCTACCAAAAGACGAGCAGAATGATGGAGCGATCGAACTCTCTTCTAGCTTAACCGGCTTTATTGCACACGGCATCAACCTCAACGAGATGCCAACTGAAGATGAAGTTCAGCTCATCACAAAGTATCGCGAAGTCTCGACCTTGCCTGAAATTGAAAAGGCAATCGAGTCAATCATCAACGAAGCATTTACCTATGAGACGGACGATTATCCCGTCTCTATCATCATGGACCATATTGAGGAAATTTCAGAGAAGGTTAAGGACACCATCCGTGAGGAGTTTGAGAACATCCTTGACATGCTCAACTTCAAGAATGACTCATATGAGATCTTCCGCAAGTGGTATGTCGATGGTCGCTTGTTCTTCCAAAAGGTAATCAATGAGGATCGTCCCGAGGACGGCATCATCGAACTTCAGTACATTGATCCGCGCAAGATCAAGAAGGTCCGACAGGAAATTCCGCAGCGTGGCAACAACAAAGCCAAGTTCATCGAAGGCATTGAAGTTAACCGCAAGTACGTCGAATACTACCTATACAACCCGTCAGGTATTCAGCCCGAGAATCCACAAGGCTTGCGCATTACACCTGATATGATCGCATTCATTCACTCAGGTGTATTTGACCGTACCAACAAGCTTATCCTATCACATCTACACAAGTCCATCCGTCCACTTAACCTGATGAACATGATCGAGAACGCCTTGGTCATTTATCGTCTTGCCCGGGCGCCGGAGAGACGCGTATTCAACGTAGAAGTCGGCAAGCTACCAAAGGCGAAGGCTGAAGAGTACCTTGAAGGTATCAGACGTAACCACCGCAAGAAACTGATCTACGATGCCCAGACCGGCGAGATTAAAGACGATACACGCTACATGACAATGCTCGAGGACTTCTGGTTCCCGAAGCGAGATGGTAAAGGCACCACTGTTGACACCCTACAAGGTGGTCAGAACCTCGGCCAAATGGAAGACGTTGACTACTTCCGGCGCAAGCTAATCTCATCGTTGAACGTTCCAGCTTCAAGATTCGACAGCACGACCGGATTCAACCTAGGTAAGTCGTCCGAGATCACTCGCGACGAATTAGCTTTCTCTTTGTTCATTGCCCGTTTGCGCAAGCGTTTCTCACATCTATTTGAAGACATTTTAGGCTCACAACTAATCCTCAAGAAGGTACTTACTCTTGAAGAATGGGAAAACGTTCGCGGTCAGTTACACTTCGACTACCAGCAGAATAACTTCTTCTCCGAATTCAAGTGGCAGGAAGTCTGGGCTAGCCGTTTGGCGTCATTTGATGCTGCACAAGAACTGGTTACAGCTGGCTACGTCTCTCGTCAGTGGATCCGTGAAACGGTTCTCCACATCACAGAAGATGAGTGGGAAGAGCTGCAGAAGCAAATTGAAGCAGAGAAGAAAGAAGCTGCCGAACAGGCTAAGAAGGAACAGGACGCGAATGGTGGTCCTCCGGGCCAGGATGGTGATAAGCCTGACGGGTTTGGCGGAGGAGGCGATGGGGATGATGAAGACAAGTCCAGTGACGATGACAAAAAGCCCGATGACGGTAAGGACGATAAGAAGGACGGCAAAGTTCTCGCTCATCTTGTTCAGGTAAAGGACAGTGTTGAGGCTCTGGGTGATGTTGTCATTAAGATGGCGTCAAAGCAGAAGCGTCTTACCGAAGCACAAGCCAAGCTCACAAACGATAAAGAAGAGATGGAAGTCCTAAAGGATTCTATTCAGCTATTGGTGAATGAACTCAATGCAAAAGCGTAAGCCTGCTCAGGAACTACTTGTCCAATCTATCCTCCTTTATCTCAAGTCCGAGAAGAAGAAGCTAGCCGAAGAGTTCCAGCAAAAGGTCAAGGGTCTCGAAAACCAGATCGTTGCTGTCCGTCAGCTGGTGGAACAAGCCCCTGCCCCCGTCATACAAGATGGTGGTTCGTCCAAAGAAGATCTCATGAAGACTGTGGCAAATTACATTGACTTGCGGGAAGATAAACTACCGCGAGTTGACTACGAAGGTATGACACAGGAGATCGATAAGCTACAAAAGTCCACCAAGAGCTCAACCGATAATGTCTCCGACCTAGCAAAACAGGTCTCAGCTCTAAAGCAAGCCGTACAACGTCTGACGTTCTCGTCCGGTGGTGGCGGTGGTATTGAGGAGGCTTATGACAAGGCCATGGGCGTCAAGAAGATGAACGCTCAAGTGACTAATGGTAACGTGGTCATTGATGCAGTCTACGGCAACACCTTCTATCTGGTGCTCAACCAGAACGTTGGCACACTAACCTTTAAGAACTGGACCCCAGGCACAATATCACAGCGTTTGGTGCTCTATCTCCAGCAAGATGCAACCGGGTCCCGTACCATAACAAGCTGGGACCCCGCGGTTAAGTGGAACGGCGGAGAGGTTCCAACCTTATCGGAAACGGCGGCCGCGATCGACTGTATTGTATTTGAGACGTTCGATAATGGCGCAACTGTATTTGGCAATATCGTTGGACAAGGCTACAGCTAATGATGGTGTTCTCCGTCAATGTGCGGAATGCAATGCTGGATGCAGTTGAAGATACGATCGGCACCAGCCCAAAGCTTGAATTGCGATCGGATACCCCACCCGTCTCCACCGTTTCAGCCAACGTGGGCTCAGTCCTCGTTTCCTATACACTGGCCTCAGATTGGGCCAGCACTGCAACTGGCGGTAACAAGTCGTTCGGATCCTCCCTATCAGCAAACGCTACAGGGACAGGGTCCATTGGGCACTTCCGCGTCTACAACACTTCAAACACCTGCCACTGGCAGGGTAGTGTCACTGCAACCGGTGGTGGCGGGGACTTAACGGTTGACAATATATCAACAACTATAGGCTCCCCTGTTCTTGTGACGAGCTTCTCCATCAACACTGATGTCGTTGCCTTTCCCAATGCAAATACCACTGGCGTACCGGCTGGCATCACACTAACAGCAAGTAGCGACATCACCACTTCGGCCGACAATCAAGTTATCGACTCGATGGAAGTAACGGGTGTTGTTGTCATCAATCACAGTAACGTCACCGTCAAACGATGCCTGATCAACACAAACACTTTTTGGGGCATTAAAACAGCGGACAACCTCACTGTTGGCCCTACCATTCAGGATTGCGAGATCAATGGCGGGAACACTGTCGGCATCCTCGCATATGGCGTCATTGAACGTTGTAATGTCCACGACTGTCCTGACGGAATAAACATCACAGGGCCGGCGACTGTCCAGGACAACTACGTACACACTCTCACAATATCAGCTAACAGCCACAATGACGGTATCTACTGCTATGGCGCAAACAATGTAACCATTCAGCACAACACAGTCCTGAATCAAAACGATCAAACGTCTTGTGTGTCCATTGCCAACCACTTCGGGCCGATCAACCATATCAGGGTTTTGAACAATCGGCTTGTGGGTGGAGGATATACCGTCTACTCCACGCCCGTTACACTGAACGATCCGACCTACACAGATGTGCTTTTTGATGGCAATCGGTTGGGTATCGGTTCGTTTGGATATACGGACTTCGACAATGGTGCTGACGCTACGACATTCACGAACAACATTGATGATGTAACTGGTGATCCACTCGCTGATATTTTACCACCACCTGGTCCGCCGACTGGCACTCCCGAACAAATCTTCGCTCCGTCAGCTTCGCTTACTTCAGTTGATAATAATGGATTGATGCTGTTTAGGGTGCTTTGCGTCCTTGATACCGACAGTAATGGTGTGTTGCGGGTTACTTTGGCTGCCGGAGCAACTGGACAGGGTGTCATTCATGTCGGATTTGGAAAATGGTCGGGAACAGATAGCAACACGACTACAACTCCACTCGAGTTGTTATTTGGCGGGGTATCGGGCTGCACCATTGGCGCAAGCACAACCGCGACAAGCGATTATACATATCATCCGGGGTTCACGTTGTTGGCAGGTGATACCGTGGTTATCACGATCGCTATCTCTGGCAGTGGCACATCTCAAAAATGGGCTAGCGGCCTAACGAATTGTGGTACGTATTTCCGTGCTGGTAACTCAGAATGGAATCTTCAAGCACCTGTTCCCACTGACATGACCTTCCTGGCCAACACGGACTACATGGTCACGTCAATTGAGACAAATGTATAAATATTCAGGTATACGCCCAGAGATATCACTGGTAATAAAGGAACTATAAATGTCAATTCAATTCTCGGTTAACGTCCGAAATGCAATGCTTGATGCCGTTGAAACTGCTATCGGAACTGCCGCAGTATTGCAGATTAAGTCCGGTTCAGTGCCAGCAGCAACGACAACGGCAAACTCCGGTACGGTGCTTGTATCCTATACACTCGCTTCCGACTGGGCAGCGGCTGCTGCTTCCGGTTCAAAGTCGTTCAACAATACGCCGCTTTCAGCTAACGCCGCCGCTACAGGCACCGCTGGCCATTTTCGTATCTTCAGTTCTACCGGAACCTGTCATTGGCAAGGTACTGTCGCAACGTCCGCAGCTGACCTTACGATTGATAATACGTCCGTCAACTCAGGCCAGACTGTAAACGTCACCAGCTTTACCCTGAGCATGGCCAACTCCTAACCTTTAAAGGGGAAGGCGTATGCCACTTGTCCCCAATACTATAACTCGTGTAGGTTCTGCTTCTTCGGGTTTAACGACTGCAACTGTTCCGGCTCATGCCGTAGGCGACTTGATCCTCGTCTACGCATTCCGGGACGGCAATGCAACCCCGCCATCATTGCCGACTGGATTCACCAACATTGTCAATGGTGGTGCCAATTCATGCTCTATTCGTGTCGGTTACAAATTTGCAACAAGCACCAGTGATACATCAGGAACTTGGACAAGTGCCTCAGAACTTGTCGTTGTGGTCTACCGAAATGTTGCTAGCGTTGGCCATAGCGCAACAAACCAAGCCTCCAGCACAACTGTCAATTATCCAGCAGTAACAATAACCGGCGCAGATGCTTGGTTTGTCGCTGGTGCAGGCACTCGAAATACCGATACGGTAATTGAGACTGCCCCCACTGGCATGACGCTCGTTATTGACCAGTTTAACACTACCGCTGATTTGGCAGCGCACGATACTAATGCGATGGTCCACAGTAGTTGGCCTTCGACGAACGTTTCCATTGGTGGGACCAGCGGTGGTTGGGAATCTGCCGTTGTCGAACTTATTCCAACGTACAGCGGCTCGGCTACACTTTCAGTATCAGGAGCGCAAACATGCTCTGCTTTAACGCAATCAGCTAACGCTCGTGTTACCGATAAGGCATCATCTGCGACCACTGTTACCGCATTAACTCAATCGGCAAGTGCTTCCCATCCATCCTCTTCAACTGTCAGCACGCTGTTCAATCATGCCACTGACACAGGCGGTCCGGCACAAACAGATAGTGCCGTAACAGTTGGTGTTGTCTTCAAAACATCGGTTAATGGCAATATTTCTAAAGTGTCGTTCTGGAAGACGGCAGCGGATACATCTACAACACACACTGTTGGCTTGTGGCAAACGGTTGTGGTGGATATTCAAACCAATTCAACTCTACTGGCATCAGTCACGACGTCTGGTGAAGCAACTGGTACTGGTAGATGGGTTGATGTTACACTTACTTCACCTATTGCTGTAACAGCGAACACTCCTTATGTTGCTGGTGTGTTTTTCCCAACAGCACATTATCCTGAAACTGATGGATATTTTGCGACCGATCATACGAGCAGTGATGGCCTTATCACGGCTCCTTCTCAGATTGATCCTGCCGCATCGGCATCAAAAAATGGACGTTTCTCCTATGGTGCGTCTCTTACATATCCGATAAACAGTTTCGGTTCGGCGAACTATTGGGTTGACGTCGAACTGGATAGTGGATCGTCAAGCTCACACTCTGTTTCCGCAAATCAAACCGTCACTGCACTTACTACATCGGGAACTGTCCGTGCTCGTCTCACCGCAACAACGACGGAAACCGTTAGTGCACTTACCACGTCCGGGGCAGTTCATACCCGCATTGCCGCATCCGCAGCGAAGACGGTAACAGCACTTACCCAATCTGCAACTGCCAAGGCCATCGACTCGGTTCATTCAAGCACTACTATTGCTCCAGTGTTTGCAGCCGCAGCTGACGTTGGTATCAGAGCAAGCAGTGCAGGGACTATATCGGCACTTACCCAGTCTGCCTCAGCACGGGTTGCAACCCATGCCACGAGTGCAGGTACGCTTGCAGTTCTTACGCAATCGGCAACAGCTACCGTCAACGACATATCGCTTTCGGCTTCGGGCGGCACTACAGTTGCGGCCCTAACACAGACGGCAAGCGCTAGAGTTCTCGAGAAGGCCTCGCTTAGTTCGACTGCTACAGCCTCCTCTGTGGCTGTGGCCGCAGTTCTCGATCAAGCAACGCTGGACGCTGCGGTTGACGTCGCATCTATGTCAGGCGCTGTTGCAGTCATTGTCGATGGTAATGCCGGTTCAACACTAAGCTTCGCCAACAACTCTCTGAGCAGCACGCCAACAGGAGACATTGGAACTCCAACTGCTGCTCACCAGACAGTTGATGCGCTAACACAAACTGCGGCGGCCATAGTCAACGTCAAGGTAACGGGCGCTGAAAGTGTTTCGGCAAGCCAAGCAGCTAACGGGACAGTTTCCGTAAAGGTCAATGGCGCAACCGCAGCCACTGCGACCCAATCCGCGTCAGCTCATGTTGGATTGAAGGCAAGTGCTACAGGGACGATAGCAGCCCTTACCCAAGCTGGCAACGTTGGGGTTCGTGGAACTGGCGCTGGCGCAACAACCGTCGACGAGCTGACGCAAACAGCCGCCGTCCTGGCTCTCATTGAGGTGACGTCAGGCGCAACGTTAATCGCTGCTTCCGCTGCATCTGCGACAGTCGAAATTGTTGCGGCGTCAACGTCTGCGGTCGATCCATTAACGACTTCCGGTCGTACCACTTTCCCGTCGAGCTACAACGCTAACGTAGTTGCAGATCCGCTTACACAAGCTGCCTCAGCCGAAGTTACTGTTGAGGCTAATGCGGCACAGGTAGCTACGGCAGTTTCGGCAAGCACCATAACCGAAATTGTCATTGGCTCCGCCCACGGAACGGTCGTGGTAATCACTCAATCAGCCACAGCGGATGCAGTGGTTCACGGTTCGTTTGGCTCGACGATCGACGTTCTTAGTCAGTCAGCCGCATCTGATGCGATTGTCAAGGGCTTGTTCAATGGAACGGTCGCCCCTCTCACACAAAGCACGACCACAAACTCAACATCTGGTATTGGCGCCATACAAACCGTTGCTCCACTTACGCAGGCAGGTAACGCCAAAGTTCATGTAGCTGCTAATGCGGTTCAATCCGCTATAGCTCTGGCCGCTGGCACAATGACGGGTTCGCTGACGATTTCAGCAAGCGCTGAACAATTGGTGGATCTACTTTTCATAACAGGCAGAGTTAGAGGACGTAGAGCTAACGGAACTGCTGCTATGCTGGGGCTATAAATAAAAAGAAAAAGGCTTCTCTGAAATGACCCTGGCTTTAGGATCCAATGGAGTTGTTGCTATTGCCACCGGCAATAGCGGTTCGGCAACCGTAGGCGATCCAACGATTCTCGGTAATAATCCATACAAATTTGGCGTAGCTGGATCGTTCGGCGTAAAGGGCGCATCCACCCTAACCGGCAATACTGAAGTCATTGGTAATGTAGTTGTCACAGGCAACACCACCATTCTCGGTACACTAACGGCGAATAACTTTGCGATTAACGGCACGCTCAGTAGTTTAACTGTTACGGATTACATTCTGGTTAGTGGAACCGGTAATCATGCCTTGCAGTTCACGAAACAGGACGGCTCTACCGATAATGCAGTATTTTATGATCGTTCGGTTGCCAGCAATGACGTGTATTTCGGTCGAGATTCCGACAACCTCTTTTTCAGAACCGGTGGTACTACCAAAGTAACATTGAACTCTTCTGGTACGCTGGCAGTAACGGGCGCTGTTACCTCAACGAACATCACATGCACATACGGCGGCGCGCCCAACCTACCGGCAGCGTTTGCTACACATAGCGGCACCGGATTTAAGTTCTCGCACGGTAATACCGCTTACTACGGCACGCTGGGCACATTGAACGGGGGTGGCGCGCCCTTCATTGGACTACACGCCGAACATTCCACAACAGCAAATACACTAAAGAACAGTGGTGCTGGTGTTAGAGGGATGTATATGCAGTGGAATGGGTCCAACTTTGTCACTGTCATCAATGGAACAGCTACAGCGGATGCCGACTTCTCTAGTGAAATAACAGCAACGTCAATTGATATTTCTGGCAATTACACCATCTACGGTTCAACGATTGTCGGCAACAGCAAAGGCTCACTACCCGGTGTAACGTGCGCCTTGCGGGTTGCTTTTGCTGGAGCAGGAACCGAATACGGCTTAGCCTTTCGTCCAGTATCTGATAGCACGAACGCAGTGTATTTCACCAATGCCGCAGGGACCGGTATTGGGAGTATAACAACCTCCTCCACAGCTACTGCATTCAATACGACTTCCGACGCTCGCTTAAAGGAAGATCTTGTTCCCATATCTGATCCTGACAAAATTATTGATGCTTTAGATGTCTGGGACTTCAAATGGAAAGACAAGGAAACACGTTCAAAGGGCGTTATTGCGCAAGATGCACACAAGGTAATGCCAGATGCTGTCACCGAGCCTAAGAACGATGAAGAGTTTTGGCAAGTGGACTACAGCAAATTTGTTCCGGTCCTGATTGCCGATAATCAAAACATGCGTAAGGAAATTCAGGCCCTTAAGGAACATCTTCAGCGTTTGGAAGAATTCATAGCTTCCGCAATTCATAAATAAGTAATACAGCTACAGGGCAAGGACCATCATGAAGAAAGAACTGGTTAAATTTCTCCTAGACGAGGGGACGGCCGACATTATCATTCGGCCCATTCAAATCAATCTGAAGAAGAAGCTTGAGTCCATGTTGCTCGACAAGACGGCACAAGTGTTTGAAGGCTATCTCGATCAGCCCGCCCATGGGACCCCAAATGCGCAAAAGCAGATGGATGACGCACGCAATGCGACAGTAGTAATTCCCTATCCAGAAGACGAGCCTGATGATGACGAATTCAACGACGAGGACGATGATCTGGTTGCCGTTGAAGTGGACCCAGACACCGCGGTAAACGAAGACGCTAATGACGCGGAAGTGAACAACCTTCAAAAGCAACTACTCGATCTAAAGACCCGGGAAGATGCAATTAAGGATCAGCTTGATCGCATCAAGCAACAGCAGAGCGCGGCGGCTCCAAAGACAAAGAAGAAACAGTAAATGAAACTCATTAGAGAATATGTCGAATCGGACATTGAGCTTGTCGAGGACATTAGTCCCACAGGCTCTAAGAACTACTTCATCAACGGCATTTTCATGCAGTCTGAAGCTGAGAACAAGAACCGACGCATCTACCCACGGCATGTTCTCGAGAAGCAGGTTTCGACATACCAGAAGACAATCAACGAGAAGCGCAGCATTGGTGAGCTAGGACATCCTGATTCCCCAAACCTAAATCTTGAACGTGCTTCCCACCTGATTACGTCCCTTAAGATGGAAGGGACCAACGTAATCGGTAAGGCCAAGATCCTCGATACCCCATACGGCAAGATCACCAAGAACTTGCTTGATGAAGGGGTGAAGCTTGGTGTTTCAAGTCGCGGTCTAGGTTCGATCCAAGAACGTGGCGGCAAGCACTATGTAGGCGAGGACTTTAACCTCACCACGGTTGACATTGTTCACGAACCATCAGCACACGAAGCGTTTGTTGAAGGCATCATGGAAGGCGCAAACTGGGTATACAGTGCTCAGGGTTGGGTTCCTGAATACGCTGAACGCTACGCAAAGCCAGTTATTGAACAGGCCATCCGCGCCCGCAAGGACAAGGAAGCAGAGTATGCAGCACTGTTCGAGAACTTCCTAAAGGGCATTACCGGTGTTCAGATAATCGAAGAGCCGTCCAAAGATCAGGTAGTCCTAAACATTGCCAAGTCAGTTCTGGACTTCTCCACACTAACTAAATCAAACAACGACGACAAGGACTTCAAGGAATGTTCCGTATGGGACGTCAAGAAGGCTCTTGAGCAGGCATATGACGCAGGAGCAAAATCTAAGTGAAGAATGAACTAAAAGATCTACTGGCTCACGACAAGCCGTTTTCCTTTATCAAGGTAGTGGAACAAAAGCTAGCTACCAAGAAGAACACGGCTGTTCAGGAACAGAAGAAGAAGCTCTACAACGAAGCTTCAGAATAACACTGAAGCTTCACACTTCTATAAATAAAAGCAATGAATTCTACATCTCAAGGAGACAAAAGAGAATGACCAATCTCTTGGACCAAATCAAGAAAACCGCTCGTCGTAAGGCGCAGCTCGACGAGGCATTCGTAAGTGATGACGGTTATTCTACTGTACCGGATGTCGCATTTGACAAGACTGGCGCGTCTACCGATCTTTCAAAGATGGGCCGACGTAAGGACGTTGATGTTGACGCAGATGACAAGGACGACGACGTGAAGACAAGACGCGCTCGCAAGGGCGAAAATCCTTTCGCAAAGGATGACGACGACAAGGATGACGCCAAGTCAGCTCGCAGAGATGCAGAGGACGGCGATCCAACTCCTGAAGAAATCGAAGCCGCAAAAGAAAAGCGTGCTATCCGTCGTGCCTCTCTCCGCAAGGCTCTTGAGGACGAAGTCAAGGACGACGAAGTCAAGTCAAAGAAGGCCCGCAAGGACGCCGACGAAGACGAAGACGCTGACGACTCTTACAAGACTCGTAAGGCTCGTCGCGACGCTGACAAGGATGAAGATGACGACGAGCTCTCCGAGCAGCAGGTTAACCGTGACGAAGATAATGTTGCGAGCCTCAACAGCAAGGAAACTGTTGGTCTAAACAAGTACAAGGACAACGCAAAGCACGTTGATGACATGCCGAAGAAGGCACGCAAGGGTGAGAATCCCTTCGCCAAGAACGACGATGACGACAAGGACGATACAAAGTCCAAGAAGGCTCGTCGTGACATGGACAACGAAGATGACGAAGATGCTGTAAAGGCAAAGAAGGCTCTCAATGCCATTTTCGGTGCTGATTCCAAGCTCTCGGATGCCTTCAAGAAGCGCACTAGCTCGGTCTTTGAAGCCGCTGTTGTTGGCAAGACCAACGAAGTGATTCAGACGATCGTTAGCGAGCTTGCTAAGGAATACCGAAACGAGAAGGAACGTCTAGCTGAGGCGATGGTCGACAAGGTTGACGCATACCTCGACAAGGTAATCAATGAATGGCTCGCCAAGAACAAGCAGGGAGTTGAGTCCAAGCTACGTGTTCAGGTAACCGAATCCTTCATGGATGGCCTTAAGAAGCTGTTCGAAGCACACTACATCGAAGTCCCGACCTCTAAGGAAGACGTCTTCGAAAAGATCGTGCAGGAGAACGTTGAGATCTCTGACAAGCTCGATGAGGAAGTCAAGAGCAACGTTGCCCTACGCAAGCAGATTCAGGAAATGAAGAAGCAGGTTTTGGTCAAGGAAGCAGCAAACGGTCTCTCTGCAAATCAGGCAGAGAAGCTAGAGCTTCTAGCCGAAGGCATTGATTATGAAAGTGACAAGCAGTTCTCAGGTAAGCTCTCAGACATTAAGGAAGCTTACTTCGTCAGAAAGTCCGCGAAGCGTTCAACAGTTGAAGACAGCGATCCTGTCGAGCTCAACGAGAACGTCAGCAGATCAAAGGCAAGAGGCGCTGACTCGGAAGTAGCCGACACCGTCGCTACCATTAGCAGCATCCTTTCACGCAAGTAAGCTGAAGAAGTTAGAGAATCGCTGTTTTATAAATATTTACAAAGAATACTCAAGGAGAACTTACTAAAATGCAGTCGCAATACGACATCAAAGAACTGCTCGAGAAGTGGCAGCCAGTACTTGATCACGGTGACCTTCCTAAAATTAAGGATGTGCAGCGTCGAAACACGGTAGCTGTTCTTCTTGAGAACCAGCTCCGCTCCAACAAGGAAACGCTTCGCCGTGACCCACAGAGCTCGCTAACCTCTCTATTCGAGGCAGCACCGACCAACAGCATGGGAGCTTCAAGCTCAACTGCTTCAACCGGTTCCATTGACATCTACGACCCAGTGCTAATCTCACTCGTTCGTCGTTCAATGCCAAACCTAATTGCATACGACGTTTGCGGCGTGCAGCCGATGACAGGCCCAACCGGCTTGATCTTCGCACTCCGTAGCCGTTACAGCACACAGAGTGGAACTGAGGCTCTCTTCAATGAAGCAGACTCAGGCTTCGCGTCAAGCCCAGCAGGTAACACCGCTGCGCAGACCGCGAACGCACAGACCGGTAGCGATGCTTCACTAATTACTGGTTCTAACACAGCCTACACCACAACCAAGGGTATGAGCACGGCAGCCGCCGAAGCACTTGGCGACGCAGATACAAATGCGTTCCAAGAGATGGCAATGAGCATCGAGAAGATCTCGGTGACCGCAACCAGCAAGGCGCTGAAGGCAGAATACACCCACGAACTAGCACAAGACTTGAAGGCAGTTCATGGTATTGATGCAGAGACTGAACTAGCGAACATTTTGGCAGCAGAAATTCTAGCCGAAATTAACCGCCAGATCATCCGCAGCATCTATGTCTCGGCAACCTTTGGTGCTCAAGAAGGTACTGCAAACGCAGCAACCTTTGACCTAGACGTTGACTCCAACGGTCGTTGGATGGTTGAAAAGTTCAAGGGACTTCTCTTCCAGGTCGAGCGCGAAAGCAACCAGATTGCTAAGGCAACCCGTATGGGTAAGGGCAATATTGTCATCTGCTCGTCAGACGTAGCGTCTGCGTGGGCAATGGCAGGCTTCCTAGACTACTCAAGCCCACTCAATAACGAGAAGCTTGACGTTGACGACACCGGTAACACATATGCTGGTACGCTCTTCGGTCGTGTGAAGGTTTATATTGACCCGTACTTCAGCAGCTCAGCTGGCGCCCACTTCGTAACCGTTGGTTACAAGGGAACAAGCGCATTTGACGCTGGCATGTTCTATTGCCCATATGTACCTCTACAGATGTACAAGGCAGTTGGCGAAAGCACCTTCCAGCCAAAGATCGGCTTCAAGACCCGTTTTGGTCTCGTTGCTCACCCGTTCGCTACCACAGCAGCAGACGGCGCGGTCCACGTCAACAAGAAGAACAAGTACTACAGAATCTTCCGCGTTCTCAACCTTATGTAAGGTTTGGCGAACCCAAGGAATTAAAGGGGGCTACGGCCCCCTTTTTACTGTATGCTGATTGCTAGCAAGAACAGCCCGC